TTTTTAAAGAAGGTTGTCACCCCAATAGCTAAAGTTGCTCAATTCATACCCGGTCCTTGGATGGTACCAGCAGCTCTCATTTCAAAAGCAGCTACTGTCAGAGATGTAGTCAGGGGTGATGCAAACCCATTAGCATTAGCGTCAGTCTTTGGACCATTAGCTGTAGGTGGTAAATTAACTGATAACATAGCTGGCATTAAAGCTGCTGGTGATGGTAGTTTTTTGAAAGGCTTAGGCAGTCTTGGTGGCAAAACATTGTCAGGCATTGGCAATGCTGTTATGAATCCTATTGATGCTATTAGAGGCATACCTAGTCTATTAGGTGGTGCAAACATGACAGGCAATAATCCTAATTTTCCTACAGATTTTGCAAGCACACCAGCAGATGCCATGATAGATTATCAAAAAGCATTAAAATTAGATCCTTCCTTAGCTAACAATGCCATGGCTACACTGACAGGTGGAATGACACCATATGAATCCGCAGTTCCTGTTGATAAATATAGAATGGGTGATAACGCTGGAATACCAATGCCAGAAGATGCAACAAATTATAACAACATGATAAATAAACTAGCGCAAGGACAACAAGGAACACAACAAGGACAAAAAGGAACAGCGCAACAATCATTTTTAGATAAACTTTTAGGTGGGCTAGGTGGCGGTGGTACTGGCGGTCTAGGCGGTTTAGCTGGTCTAGCTGGAGCTGGCGCTTTGGCTGGAACATTGGGCAAACTAGCCTATGATGCAGCTAAAGAAGATAAAGGTGTACAGATGACACCATTGACCAGTATGGATGCGACAGGCAGATACAACATAGAAGCTGAGATTGCTAGAAGGATGGGTCAACAAGCACCTAATCCAGTTGAATTTGGTTTATTACCAGCTGGTACTTTGCCTGAGTTAAGTGGTGGCAGACCAATGCAAGCCAGATATGGCGGTGAAGTAATGAATTATGCTGGCGGTGGTGGAGCCTATCCAAACAAAGGTTTAGCAGCACTTGCTGAAGTAGCACCTGAAGTTGTTAATCGTATGGGTTTCAATATGGGCGGTCAAGTCATGCCAATGGCATATGCTGAAGGTGGCAATGTCGCTATGGAAGATTTCAATAGAATGAATGGCGTTATCAATGGCAAAGGTACTGAAACCAGTGATGAGATACCAGCAATGCTTTCTGATGGTGAGTTTGTGATGACAGGACAAGCTGTTAGAGGTGCTGGTAAATATGAGATGCAAGCTGGTGAAGGTGGTATCATGACTTTGATTCCATCGTTAGATGAGGATAGAGAACGTGGTACTAACTTAATGTATAATATGATGGAAGCGTTTGCTGGACAAGCAGTGCCATCACAAGGATAAGTTATGGCAATAGATCCTGTTACTGGTTATCAAATAGCTAAAAAATTACCTATCGTAGGAAAACCAATAGGAAATCTTGTTGGTGGTATAACTAATCTCATTCAAAGTGGTGTCGAAAAAATGCCTTTTGGAGAAGAAATTATTGATCTGTTACCCGGTGATAAGAAAAAAGAATATCTTTCTCTTATAAAAAATTACACAGGAAATCCTGAAAGTGCTTCAAAAATGTTAGAGCAAGCTAGGATGAATGGCACAATAGATAGTGATACTTATAAACAAGCTACTGTTTTGTTAAAAATTAAATCCCAAAACAATAATGATATGCCATCACAGGGCAGACAAAATATAGATACAGCTAAAAAAAGTTTAGAAATGGCTATGGAATCTGCATTAAATCAGGGTAATATTAATCAATACAGTGAACTTTCAGAAGAATATAAAAAATATTCAGGTTTAAATACAGGATTAGATATGTTTCGTAATATACAAGGATTTGATGCTGGCGGTGATGTTGATACGCAACAAGGGTTCTATGATCCATATGCAAATTTAAACCTACCATCACCCACAGGTGTGCCTAGCATAGATGCTGCAAATTTAAGATTAGCTGGTGGTGGCGGCGGTAGAGGTGGTGGCGGTGGTAGAATGCCACGCCCAGTATTTAAACAACCACAACCTATGCCAGTAGCACCACAACCTATGCCAGTAGCACCACCACAAGGTGGCGGTATGTTTAACCTTGGAAGTGGAGTAATGAATCAGATAGGAAGTGCATTGCCAGTCAATAATGTTAATCCACAAGTAGGTATGGGTATGCCAAGTCCACCACAAATGGGTAGTCTAAACCCACCACAACAAGGTGGCGGGCAACCAATTACTGATATGATGGTAAAACCACCTTACACTGGTGCTGGTAACGTATCAGATCCAAACTACATTAGCAGTATTTTACAAAATCAAAGTGGGATGGATGCAACCACTAAACAATTGTTATTTGGCTTAGATGGACAAGGTGGATTTATACCCGGTGCTATGCAAGCTGCTGAAAGCACTTTCTATAACCCAGATGGTACGCCTAGAGTTGCAGATCAAACAGTATCTGGATTTAATCAAGATCAATTAAATGCTATGCAAATGGTGAGAGATCAAACTGGGATTCAAGATAGATTTTTATCTGGCGCTGAAGGCGCTTTTCAATCTGGTTTAGGCACATTACAATCTGGCAGAGATGATTTATCTGGTCGTTTGGGTGAGTCTGAAGATTTACTGAGACAGACAACTGGCGCTTATGACCCAAGAATGAGTGATAACTATTTCAATCAATTTGAAGATGACGTTGTTCAACAAACCATAAAAGATTTGCGTGATACAGGCGCACAACAAGAGATTGGACAAACTGCTGGAAATATTGGCAGAGGTGGCGAATCAGCATTTGGTTCCAGAGCTAATCTAGGTTCAATGGATAGAGAAAGAGCTAGAGAACGTGGTTTGTTTGAAGCAATATCTGGTATAAGAAGTGGCGGTTTAGATAGAGCTAGACAATTAGGTCGCTCTGATTTTTCTAACTTAAACCAAGCAAGAAGATCAGCTGCCGCTGGCTTAGGTGGATTTGCTGCTAATCGTTTTGGTGCTGACCAAACATTAGGTAGTGCATATACTGGCTTTGGCTCAGGTTTAGCTGGCTTGGGTGGAATGCAACAACGTGCTGGAGCATTTGATATTAATCAATTGTTAGGTTCAGGTGGTCAACAACAACAACTATCACAAGCACAAATAGAGGCTGCAAGAGCTAATCAAATAGCTAGAAACCAAGCGCCACTAAATCAATATAATGCATTAGCACCATTTATAAACATGGCTCCAAGCGGAACTTTCCAAACAAGTACGCAGTTCTCACCACAACCAAGTGCATTACAGGCTGGGTTAGGCACTGGACTATCTGCTTTTGGTGCATTGGGCAATTACTTCAATAGACAAACATAATAAGATGACTATTACTAGAGCGCAAATTCCTTCTCAAATTGATCCATTTGATGCTGGCGGTGATGTTACTTCACCTAGTACAATGACTTATTCACCAGAACTAGAAGAAGAAATTAAAATGATGTTGCAGCAAAAAATTGCTGACGAACAAGCAAATGATCCTGAATTTCAACTTGGAAAAAGTTTAGGAGCAGCTAAAGATTACGATACAAATAAACAAAAGTATAAAGAAAGATTAGATGCAGTTGCACCAGCTGCAAGAGACAGCAGAAATATTTATGATTTAGCCTCATCACTTGGAGCTGGTTTACTATCTACACCCAATACAGGTCCAGCTTCAGCGTTTAAAGGACTAGGCGTTGGATTTACTAAATATTCAGAAAGAATAAAACAAGAAGATGCTATTAATAATCAACAAAAACAACAAGTAGCAATGCAAGCAGCTCAAATGGCAATGCAAGATGAAAAGACAGCTGATAATTATTTGCGTGAATATGGATTTAAACAGTTATCAGCTCAGAACAAAGATTTAAAAACTATAGATTTAGAGTGGACTGATCCAGAATCAGGAGAAGTAAGACAAGGAACGCTACCTTTATCTGGAGCATTTGCACAAACCATTTTGAATAATCCTAATGTATATAATGCCAGACCTATTCCAAAATCAGCTTTAGTAAATATTGAAGGTGATAATAACCAAGGTGATGGCATGAAAAAATACATGGAAGGTATTGGTTCAAATATATCAAACCTAGAAGGTGAATGGAATACAGCAGCAGATGCTGGAGCAGTTACCATTGACCAAGTAAATTCAGCCTTAGCATCAGCTAATGAATTAACTCAAAACGGAGAAGATATTAGTAAATTTGGTTTAATGAGTCTTTATACTATGGGTATAAAAAGTTTTTTAACCAGTGTTGGCATGGGTGGATTAATCAACCAATCAGATTTAGCTAATCAAGCAAATATAAACCAGATTGGAGTTGGCTTTGCAATGGGATTAGTAGGTCAAACAAAAGGTGCTATTTCTAACAAAGAGATGGATTTATTTTTGAAAGCTACCCCAAATTTAGGTCAAACATATGAATCTTTTTTAAAAATGACAGGCTATTTAAAAAAAATAGCACAAAGAAATCAACAGTTAAACATTTCTTGGAAAGAAAAAAGAACTGAATTATTATCTCAAAAAGATATTTCAGTAGCTAAAATAGACGCAGCATTGGCATCACACAAAGCAGAATTTTTAGAAGAAAATCCATTGTTTGAAGGTGGCGATGGGGGTTATCGTGACGATAAAAGTTTAGCTTGGAACAAAGAAAATATGGATAAAAATAGTGAAGCCTATAAATTTCTTATAGATAATGTTGATAACGATAGTATCAATACTTATAACACTGTATCTGGTAGGCATACAAAAATACAAACAGGCGCAAGAGCAGAACAATTAAGAAAATTAACCCCATCTGCTGTAGGATTAAATGATCAGTTTGGAATACCAGATGGTGCAGCATTTGAATATGAAGATGCTAATGGAATAAAGTATTATCGTGATGCACAAGGTCAATTGTATAACACTTTACCAGTATAAATTTTATGGCTAAACTTACTCAACAAGAAACAGAAGATTATGAATCAATGCTGGCTACCAGAGGTGAATTAACTGGCGAGCAAAGTGGTTTGGGTGATGCTATTCTTTCTGGATTAACCAACAGCGAAGCCGCTAGAACAAGATGGTTGGCAAATAAAAGATTTCCAAATTATGCAGCAGAAGGAAAAGATCCTGTTGATTTGCATTATTATGTTGATGGTGATGGTGATATTGCTTTTATAGATCCTACAACAAACAAACCTAGAAAAGAATTTAGAGAGCTATCAAAAAAAAATAAAGATGGTGAGTACGATTTTTTTAGCTTACGAGGATTAGATACTGGAGATATTGGTGGTAATGTTTTCCCACTATTACAATTTGTTAGTGAAGTAGTACCAAGCACAATAGCTTTTGCTGGTGGTGCTGCCTCACCCGGTGGTATACCAGCTGGAATGGCTGCTGCTGCTGCTGCTAACTATGTTAGTGGTTCAATGATGTATGGTGTCAGAGATGGGATTACTCAATTAGTAGATGGTCCAGTTCTTGATACAGAACAAGCAATTAATGATTTGGAATTGGGTTCTATTTTTTCTTTAATACCTTTGGGTGGTGGCAAAAAAATTGCGAAAGGAAATAATTTTTTAAAAAATATAAGCACTAAATTTGGTGGAAAAGATGGCAAGAAACAATTAAATGACATTTTAACATTAGGTGGAAAAAATGTTGATGAAAAAATAGCTTATGCAAAAGAAAAGTATGGTATAACTTTGACTAGACCAGAAGCTATGAATATGCAAACTAACTCAGCTGCTCTACAGCATTATTTGCAAATGCAACCAAGATCACAAAAGTTATGGGATTTTTACCATGAAAGAAATAATCAACTAGAAGAATATACAGAGTTATTTTTTCAAGAAGTAAAAAATGCAAAACTTGCAAGACCTTCTATTCAAGAAGCTATTGAAGCTGGTGGTAAAACATCTTTTGGTGACATTGATAAATCAATAGCAGAAATATCAGAAAGAGTTTTAAAACAAATTGCAGCTAAAAGGAAAGCCAGAGCTGGAGAAGTTTACGAGGCTTCCTATGAACAATTTAGATTAGAAGGAAATAGCATAGATGTTACAGACATACTAACAAATATTGAAAAACAATTAAGCGATAAAAATGTTAAAGGTGGTTTTAGGTCAGCACTTGAAAAAGTAAAAAAAGGTTTAATAAATCAAAATACTGGCGAACCAATGACTGATTTAAAGATGTTGCATGATAGTTTAAGAATGGATTTTGGACCTTTACTTGAATCTTTAACTAAGGGTGGTGTTGACACCTCAGCTTCAAAAATTATTAAACGAGATATTTCACAAATTAGAGATGCTGTTAGCAAAAAATTAAAAGCTAGTAGTCCAGAGTTTGTTAGAGCTAATGAAATATTTGATCCCACAAAAGGACATTTACAATTATTTGAACATGGTTTAATTAATACTCTTGCACAAACAGTAAAAAAAGGTGGAGCTGGAGCTGAAAGAACAATAAAGAGAATGTTTACAGGTGAAACTATACCAGTAAAAGATATAAAAACATTAAGGAGAGCTTTACAAACTGATCCTGATGGCAGACTTGCTTGGCAAAATTTAAAAAGTGCTTATTTACAAAGAAATTTTAATGAATCTATTGTTCAAACAACCAACCCATTAGGAGTAGCTAATAAATTTTTAAGCAGACTTGGTTTCAAAGGTGATATAAAACGAACCTTTCCACAAAGTAACCCAATGCTTAGAACTCAAGCTGGATTAGATGAAGCGGCTCAAACTAAGGTTGCTTATGATGCAGTTAGCCAAAGAGCTAAAATATTAAAAGAAATATTAGAGCCAGAAGAATTAGCTAACTTTGTTGATTTATCAGACATGATGCAGACTATTTATCAAATTGCTCGTAAGTCTGGATCACCTACTGAAAGTTTTCAAAACATGGGTAAAATATTAGCAAATGAAAGTTTAACAGGTGCTGGCAAATATTCTAGATATGCATTAAGTATATTAAATACAATACCTAGAATAATTAATAAAGGTTTTAGCGATATATCAGAAAACATTCTAGCAAGCCAAAAAGAACTTTATGAAGATACATTAATTGATGCTCTAATAGATCCAAAAAAAGCATTAGAGTTAAGTGAGTATCTAAACGCTGTTAAACCATTTACATATTTAATGTCACAAACTTTTTTAAGATCAGGAGATGCTGGCTTAGAAGCATTAGCAAATTCTACTGAAGGTGGTATAGATGAAAGAAATGCAGACATAAAAGACGAAATTGATGCGTTTAAAGGGCAACAGATTGAAGAAGAATATAGGCAACAACAAGAAAATAAAAGTATAAACAATCAAATAGACAGCGTTAATCCAGATACAACATCATCTCTAATGAATGTACCAGCATTCCCAGCTCCAATGGCAACAGAAGATCCTACAACAAGGATGGCATTAGCTGGAGATAACCCAGACAATCAACTTATAGCAAGGCGTGGAATAGCTAGTCTGGCTTAATATCTTCTATTAACTCAAAGTTGTTGTTGTCAGCTTCAATGATTGCACCATTCACTTCAAAGTCCATATCATATCCCATTGCACTTTCACCATTGATATTAATCACTAAATTGCGTGACATTAATCTCAGCAACGCTGCCTGATGATGCAAATTTAATTTGCCAAACAACTCTACCACTTCATTAGGGTGAGTGATTTCGTAAGAAACAGGAGTTTGTTTCTTGGTTTCTTTTTTGCCAAACATCAGGCTGCTGTAACTAAAGATTGATGTTTTAACTCAATCAATACTTTAAGCTGGTCAATCTTAGACCTACGCTCAACAACACAAATCTCTTGCAATAAATTATAAGTGTCCACATCCACTGCTAGGCTTTTACGCCCTTTGGGATATTTAACTTCTTTATCTTCAACTTCCATAGTCTTGCCCTTATTATTTTTATAACATTTGCGCATATTTTATAAAAATTTGAACACATTTGCAACTGTTAATATAAAACTAAGTACACTATTTACATAATTGTAGTAAAAACAATAACTTATAAAAATGTATAAATATTGATATATTATATGTATTAATAGTTGTACTTATTTACAAAAAGTAGTATTCTATATATGTGGATAGTATCTTAAATAACAAAAAAGGAAATAAAATGAAATTTTCAAAAAAAGAAATTAACGCTTTACATGCGTTACTTCATAGCCAAGTGATTAGTATTGATCCAGAAGAAATAAACGAAGAAATCGAAGATAGTGGCTCTATTTTTGGATTGAAAAGCATAGCAGAAGCAAAAGTTTTAGAACAAAAATTATTAAAATCTTTGGAGGCATCGTAATGACAACAGTAATAAAGACCACAGGTGGATATGAGTTTAGATCAAGTGAGTGTCCATATTGTAAAGCACCAACTTTGGATCAAACACCAAATAATGATAACTGTGAGAATTGTGGTTATTGGCATTGTTATTCTGATGGTGAAGGTTGGGTTCCTGAACATTATAAAAGCGAGGTAGCGTAATGAATGCTTATTATGTAAGTGAAGGTGGTGTAGAGGGATGCCCTAGAAGATATGTGGCAACACTAAAAGAAGCTAGAATGTTACAAAAGAAATATAGTGTGAAGCACTTTTTAGAATATGGTCATCTTGAAACTGCTGATACTGTTTATGTAACGATTGAAAAAGTAAAACTAGATGTTAGCAAAGCAAGCATATTACGAATGTTAAATTATGAAGGTGGGAATGAAATCTCATCTGAGGAGATAGCGTAATGAAAAAAATTGTGTATGTAATTAGAGCTTTGAATGAAAATCAAATGGTCAAAACTGCTGTTACTTCATCTTCAGAAGCTAAAGCAATTAAAAATAAATGGATGAAAGCGGGTTTTTATATGCCTAGTATTGAAAAAATGGTTGCTCCAAACATGAGAATTTTTCATGAAATAATTGAGTACAACAATCGAGATTACATTGATGATATGTACTTTGAACAAAAAGCCATCAACGATGATATGAATTGGGATGAAGGTGATGGCTGGAATAACACTGTTTATTAAAAAGGAGAAGTGTAGTGAAACTAATCACTAAAGAGATACTGGGTAAGCTCAAAAGTAACCCAAGAGATACAGCTGGTAACAAACCATGGCTGAAGTTATTTAACCCAACTGGCAGTGGTACTTGGTTGATATCAGAAATCGAAGATGATGGTGACACAATGTTTGGCTTGTGTGACTTAGGACATGGCTCACCAGAGTTAGGCTATGTCAGTTTGAATGAGTTAGCTTCACTGAAATTACCTTTTGGTTTAGGTATTGAACGTGATATATCATTTGAGCCAGACAAGGCTTTGAGTGAGTATGCTGATGAAGCCAGATCAAATAGGTATATTATAAGTTAAATAAAAGGTGTACTAGGTCAATTGTGTATTAACAAAATACTCTAAAAACAAAAGTGTACTTGATTGCGACCAAAACTAAAAACCCAAGTCGCAGCCTTTATTTATTTACTGTACAATAAAAAAACTACTTTAGTAGTGTTTTCCCCAGCTAACTTGGATTTTAATTCCTTTTTAAATCCACAACCAAGTTAGCCTGGGGTTTTTTTTGTTTGCAAAATTGTGTAAACTATTACTGTGACAAATTATAATTTCAAAAATTATTTGCTGACCATGCAATCGCATTGGTGTATCAACCAGAACACTTATGAGACTGTGCAAGAGTCTATGCCTATTATCACAAAATTCAAAGCGCAATCAGGTGTTGAAAAATTAGAACAGACACCTATCAATAAAATTGTAAAAAAAATATATCCTGAAGTTTATAAAGTGCCTTTATTTAGAAGGCAGTTTTGCAAAATGTTAGTAGATGAAATCCAGAACATGGGATTTAAACCTAATGATAGTGAGGATGAATTAAGGCAGATACCTGAAATTATACTGCATGAAAAGATGCCAGAGTTACATAGAAATATGTGGTACATGGTACAAACAGTTTTGAATCCAATATTTTTTTCATTGTGGCAAAGACACTGTGCCAACATTGGTTCTATCCAGATAGCCAATTACAACATCAAGGACAAGAAGCAAGGCGCTTATCACCATGATGACTCAGCTGATCTAACTGTGGTTGTGCCATTGAATACAGGCAAGTATGAAGGTGGTGGGACTGAGTTTCATAATTACGGTGTTGTGCCACCCTTACCTACAGGTCATGCATTAATGTTTCCATCTTTTCATATGATGCACAAAGGATTGCCAGTGCAATCAGGCGATAGATATTTATTAGTTTTTTGGTTGTATGACAGGTCCAGAACAGAATATCTTATGCAAAATGGTTTACCATAATTGATCTAAATCAATAGTTTGCACACCTGATATATTATATGGTTCATAAATACCATTTTCTTTTGCTGTAAGAATTTTACTAAGTGCTTGTTCATTTTTAGATTGACCATAAGCCAATGCTTCAGGAGTTAGATCATAGACAGCATATGGATATGGATGTAACTTTTCTTGTGCTAAGAATGAAAAGCCATCAGCTGGCAAACCAACAGCTCTACATGCATCGACATACAAGGCTGCTTGCATATAATATCTAAAGCCATTGATAGCACTTCTAAAACCTCTTGGTGAACCATCACGACAGGTTTTTAAATCCCAAGGTCTAACGCCATCATACCAATCTAAACGTGATTTAAATGGGTGACCATTCCACATAAAACAAACTGTCAGCTCAACTTTGTGTTCTGGCTTGGGTATGAACTTACTCACCACTTCTCTGCGATCTATACAATTGTCATACATGGTTTGTGTAATGGCAGTGCGATTACCTATGCTATTTTCAAAATCCTCAAACTCTTGTTTACCTAGTTTAGTTCTACGATCAAACTTAGGTGAGATAACAAACTCTTTGTCAAAGTTATGTAGCTCAAGAAATATTGTGTGTTGTACCCTACCTTCAAGTAACGCTGGTGATTCACTAAAACCTCTTTTGTTTTTCCATGTAAACATACAGCGGTCAGCTTCTTTTAAATCAGAAGCGCGATACGCTGGTATCTCATTGTATTCCTCAAAAGGTAAATCTTCTATTACACCCACTTTAAATTTCATTTATCATCCTCACCTAAAAATTGTCCAGAATAAATTTCTTTGCCCAGTTGTTCGCTCGCATCATAATCTTGGCAATGCTCATCAATTAACTTTTGCAAGTACCACTGCGCTTTCTTTAAATCAGTAATTGAATTATTTTTATGTTTATGGCGGTGAATGTATTTCACCACACATGCTTCTAAATGATATTTAAAATTATCACCTAATTGTTGTTTTATGTAATCAATACATTCTACTTTGTCCTGAGTGTAATGCTCAGGAAAATTAATCTCATCACTCATTATATTACCTATGAAAATCGGTCAGAAACAACCTTGGGTTGTAGGAGAAAGTGATGATAAAAGGTTGCTCCTGACCTGTTAAACTAAAATGGAATCTCAACCTCGTCAGTAGATTCCTCAACTAAACCACTTAACCCAGCAGATGCTGTAGGTTGTGGTTGTACTGCTGGTGCATTCTTAATGGCTGCCATGTACTCAAAACTTTCATGAATCAATCCTTGTTGCCATTCTGGAATAGTTTCAAACGCTTCAACCATTTTTTGTGACTCAGCATCACTCTTACCATTGAAATGATTACAGTAAAAATCTAAATCAAAAATGACAGGTGGATTAACAGTCTCAGTTATCTTGAAATTATCTGGCTTAAAGATAGCTTTTATTCTGGCTCTACCTTCATCAGTGTGTTCAACATGTAACATCGCTGGCGCACCAACCATCTTACTTACATCAAAACCTTTTAAATCTTCATTACTAAAAGGTCTGCCACGCCATGTCACTAAATCTTTATATAGGGTTGCGTTTTCATTAAGTGATGCAGTGTACTTCTTACTGATGCTAAAGGGTCTACCATCAGCCAGTGGTTGTGAAGGAACTTCCCAAGTTACAAATATTGATTTGCGTTTCTTTGGTGGATTATCTTTCCATGTTTCTTCTCTGGTTCCAGCATCAATTATCTTGTAGCATACACCTACATGCTCACCAGCTTCTAACACTTCAAAGTCAGTATTCTCTGCACTAATTTTTAAAGCCATTTTCTTTCTCCATTATTTTAAGTTTGCTTATTGTTATTAATTTTTATATGATTATACATCTTTTTAGAAATTTAACAATAGTGATGATAAATTATGGCATTAAAGATTTCACGCCCAGAGGTGAAAAGTTTTGATAGACCCCTAACCTCTGACGCACAGCAACAATTTTTAGGTTTCATGACAGAAAATGGCATGGAACCAGACAAAAAAAAAGGTTTGGTGATTGATGGCAGCATAGGTAGAGCTTACGTCAATCTAGGTGGCGAAAGAAAGCTGTCAGGCTGGTATCAATTGTGGCTAGATCAATCTGTACCTTTTGGTAGGATTGGTGACTATAGAGTCTCAATGGACCAGCCTACAGCGATCTGGAAGCCTGAGAACAGGAAACGACAGACTATCACCAAAGCTGAACGTGAAGAAATTACGCGATTACAAGCTGAAGTGGAGATTAAGAAAGCTGAGAAGTATAGCAAGGCAGCCAAACGCTCTCAGTCTCTCTGGGAGTCTTATAAAGATTGTGAGGTTCATCCTTACTTAGAAAATAAAAAAGTCCTAGCCTATAAGCTCAAAATTGACGATAAAGGGCGTTTAGTTATCCCACTGATAGATTCAAACTTATCTATTGTAGGTTTGCAATACATAGACGAAAAAGGCAAAAAACTTTTCCTTACTGGTTCCAAAAAAAGCGGGAGCTTTTTTATTCTTGGACAAGAGATTCTAAAGACCTCAGACAAAATTTATTTTTGTGAAGGTTATGCTACCGCAGCGTCTGTCTATAAAGATATGGAGCAACCAGTGTTTGTGGCATTTGATGCTTACAATTTACTGCCAGTGGCTGAGAATGTGTTTAAAGTACCAACACTAAGTGACAGGAAGTTTATCTTTATCGCAGATAACGATGATTCTAAGACAGGTGAGAAAGAAGCCAAGAAAGCCTGTAAGCATATTATTAAAAATAAAGGCAGAGCTGAAGTTCTGATGCCAGAAACCCAAGGCGATTACAATGACCATGTTAATGCCATTGAGGGTGAAGTATTACCGCCATTGCAAGTCTTGGATATGAATACTGAGGTTGATTTTGTCAAATCAGAGAAAGGCAGAATGCTTAACATCAAAGACAATGTGCAAGCTGTCATGAAAATGAATTCCATCAATGTTAATTACAATGTGATTAAGAAAAAGATGGAAATTGAAATACCCAACATGAAGTTTATCGCTGACATGAAAGAAGAAGCCAGCTTGGTAGAGATTGAGGATAGATGCATACTAACTGGAGTGCCACACACCAGAGTGAGGGATTATCTCAAGATACTGGCTAAGGAATACAACCCAGTGGTGGAATGGATTGATAGTAAGCCTTGGGATAAAAAAACCCGCTTACAAGATTTCCTAAATACCATAGAGTCCAGAAACTCTGATGTTCTGAAAGACATGTTGCTCAGGAAATGGTTAATTAGTTGTGTAGCAGCTGCTTATGAGCCAAATGGAGTTGAATTGGAAGGCATACTGGTGTTCCAAGGAGCGCAAGGTCTAGGTAAAACCTTATGGTTCAAACGCTTATGTGATTACAATAAAGGCTGGCTATTGGAAGGCGCAACGCTTAACCCAAGTGATAAGGACAGCGTGAAAAGAGCAGTCAGTCATTGGATAGTGGAACTAGGAGAGATTGAGTCTACCTTTAAGAAGTCAGACATAGATCAACTCAAAGCCTTTGTGACAGCTAAGACAGATGAACTTAGATTGCCCTATGATAGAGCGTTCACCACTTACCAAAGACGCACTGCATTCTTTGCATCAGTCAATGGGCGAGAATTTCTAACTGACAGCACTGGCAATCGCAGATTCTGGGTAGTTTCAACTAAAGGGATCAATTTCAATCATGGCTTAGACATGCAACAAGTCTGGGCTGAGGTGAAGGAAACTTTGTATGTCGCTGGGCAAAAGAATTGGTTCCTATCCCCTGACGAAAGGGAGTTACTTCAGGACAGTAACGAAGGTTATAGAACCCAGAGTAGTGTAGAAGATTTGATCTTAGAACATGTTGAGTTTGATAGTAAGGTGACATCACCTGTACAAATGACAAAACTATTAAGAGATTTAGGCATTAACAATCCCAGAATGCCAGACTTTAAAGATGCCAACAGAGTGTTGCATCAAAAAGGGGTGGAACCCAGAAGAACCAATGGCAAAAAAGTGTATGATTTAAGTTATACAAAAGCACAGGATGAGCCATTAAGTTTTGGTAACTCATTTGGAGATTAAGTATGAAACAAAAAGACATTTTTAAATACGCAAATTCAAAAGAAACTTTAAAATCAGAAGTATCAATGACCGATATTGATAAAATCATATATAAAAATTTCGATTATGATTTTAATGGAGTAACTACCTTCGATGTTCCATTGATACCTGAGTTACCAGAAGATTTTAGTATTGGTTTGATATGTGGGAGTAGTGGGAGTGGTAAGACTAGCATATTAAAACAATTTGGTGCAGAAGAAGAATTGCAATGGAATCCAGATCAATCAGTTGCTTCTCATTTTGATAGTGTAGAGGATGCGATAGAAAAATTAAGTGCAGTTGGATTAAATACTGTGCCAACTTGGGCAAAACCGAGACAAGTTTTATCCAATGGTGAAGGATTCAGAGCTGATCTAGCTAGAAGATTAAAAAGTGATTGCGTGATTGATGAGTTTACATCAGTGGTTAATCGTGATGTAGCTAAGTCTTGTTCAACCGCATTATCAAAATATGTTAAAAAGAAAAAACTAAAAAACATTATCTTAGCAACTTGCCATTACGATATTATCGAATGGTTACAACCAGATTGGGTGTTTGATACTGATACCCTAGATATCTCTAGGGGGTGTCTTTGTAGACCAGAAATTCAAATTAAAATCTACCAATGCACGAAGGATTATTGGGGAATGTTTGCAAAACATCACTATTTGACTTCCGAAATACCGCCTATAGTGCGTTGTTACTTAGCAACATGGGATGATGTTATTGTTGGCTTTTCTTCATCAATATCTCTACCTGGAAAAATACCCCCACTGTACGATGGTGACACTAGGAATAAATATCGTGAATGTAGGACAGTTGTTTTTCCAGATTTTCAAGGTTTTGGTATCGGCACTAGATTGTCTGACAAGATTGCTGATATGCATATTGAAGAAGGTTATAGGTATTTCTCAAAAACATCTCACATTAGGATGGGTGAGTACAGACAAAAATCTGACTTGTGGAGAGCAACAGCGACCAATTTGAAAGACAGAAGTAAAAGTGGACATAAGCCAAAGAGCAAGGCTTGGCATCACATGACATTAGAAACGAAAAGAATTTGCTATTCTCATGAATACATTGGGAAGGATAAAAAATCTTACGATCCAAAATGGTGCAATGATAATGATAAAACAGCACAACAAGTTCTGGATTTATGAGTGTGTCATGCGATATTGGCAAAGTAAGAGATTTGGGGTGGTGACCATGCCCTTGAAGAAGGAGAAAATGAACATTACGATATGGTCACAAGTTTGACTTGCCCAAGTTGCGAAGCATTTGTTGAGGTTTACCGGGCGAAAGTGAGGGCAAAGGGTGGCAAAACAGAGTACAGTGATGACATGCCTACCTGTGACGAAGGTACTGAAGAATGAAGGTTTTTGCCATTAGGTAGTGTTAGGTAGATACTATTATAATAATAATAATATATAGTATAACAGTATAGAATAGCGTTATAGGTATTATGACTACAGTAAATGTTTTATAACTGTACACTCTACACCCTACCCTGTTGGTTTAATTAGATAAGGAAATGATATGGATAAATTTGAATACAATAACGAACAATCAAGAGAAGGTAATTTTGATAGATGGAAGCAGATGAATAACAAAGAAAGGTTTCAATATAACCAGAAACCATTGAGCCATAAACAGGCAAACAAAATTTTCAATAGCATGTACCCAGAGGTTAATATGGAAAGTGGTGTCATTGTAGGTGATGAATGGCGTAAAGGAACTTTCTGGGAACGTGAGGATAATTGGAGTTATGATGCAAATGGAGCGCCAATAAAAGGAGAGAGTAATGAATAAGATCAAAGAGTATCTAAGAAATCTTTGCAGAAAAGAGTATCATGTTAGTGTATTCTTAAATGGTGACAGGACATTTCCTAATGGTTCACAACATATGACAATAGCACTGAAGAAGATTAACAAGATAAACAACAAGCAAGTGGTTGGCGTAGACGCTAACAATAATAAGTATGTGTTCAATAGTGTTGATGAATTTAACTATCAAGTGAAGAAAGTAAACTGATGGCTAGACCTAAGAAAGATAAAAAGAAATTAGTGGATGCTCCCAGTAATTTTGATAAAGATCCAGAGTATGGCTTGACTGGAATGCAGTCAGCATTTGTTTGGTATTACACTGAAGGAAGTTGTAGCCAGACAGAAGCAGCGAGGCGAGCCAAGTATGAGTTCCCAGCAGTAGCTGCTAACAAGATGTTAAATGGGAAAGATTTCCCAAATGTGACGAAGGCTATTAAGATTAAACAAGATGAGTTGGCTGAGAAGTACGCCATCACGCCAGCGAAAACTGGCACAATGTTGTGGAAGATAGCAGAGAATGCCTACGAATCTGGGCAGTTCAATGCGTCAGTGTCAGCCATCAAAGAGTTAAATCAACTGGCTGGTTTATCTGTGAATAGATCGCAGAACATAAACATTAACGCTAACATTGAGAGCATGAATAAGGATGACATCAAGGAAAGACTGAGCAAATTGTTAGGTGCAAACACTGAGACTTATTCAACTAAAGATTTATAATTAAATAACTAAGCGATGAGCGCCTCGCCCACTGCGCTCCCCAAATCTGGGAAAAATTGCCCAATTTTAAAAAAACTGTAATGAAATCAATAGCTTGCGTTAGTGTAACTCTGTGCAACTCTTTATTAAAATGTGCAACGCCCTGTGCAGAGCTAGTCAAAGGTTTTTCTTCTGGTTCTCGCGTCAGCGTTAGGAACCCTATGGGAATGGGCTTTTTGGCTGACAGGATTAATGGGTTACCCCCTACACCCCCCTGAGCGAAACCGGCGCGACAGTTGTAGCTATAGCTAAGTTAGGTACATTCAATATCCAAAAAAAATTATGGTAAAAAAATTTTATAAATTTTTATAATTCGACTTTATTAATTTGTACAAAATTTTATTTTATTTTTTTTTTGGTGCTATACTCCAGTGATGCCAATCAATAGCAGAACCAAAGGTGCAAGTTACGAGCGACAGGTAGTAGGAATCCTAAATGAATTTTTTGTAAAAAATAATTTTGATTTTTCCTGTAAACGTAACCTAGACCAATATCAAACCAAAGGAATGTGTGACATCGCCATTCCTAATCATGCCATTGAATGTAAGCACTACAAGCAAGGCAACTGGTATAAAAAAGATTGGTGGGATCAAGTGTGTGAATCTGCACAAGGTAGGATCCCTGTCTTGATTTTTAAATTCAATAGAGTTCCTACGCGCGTAGCTGTTCCTTTGTACGCCATCAACCCAGACTGGGATAAAGATGATGATAGTATTGCAGTGTTATCACTGGAACAATGGTTAGAGGTGCTGAAAAAAAATTGGGATTCCTATGAGCCAAACGAACTTTAATTTGAATTAATTTTCATGCTACACTCTTTTTATGGCTTCCTATGACAATATAAATATTTTTGGTGCTACTCCACCTGAATCTATGTCAGGCGTTGGTCAACCAAATTTTTTAGCTGAC